TGCTCTAAGTCAATAAGGCCAAGTGTAAGCATCTTTTCTATTGCATCTAGTCGCGCAGCTGTATCAGCGCGTAGGAAAGTGTCATCTATAGCAAACTTAACAACGTTGCCATGACGTGTTAGATCATCCATTGACAAACGATTTTCTATAGCACTTATATAAGGCTGCAAACTATAAGCTACAAACTCTTTACGGCCATCTAAAATATTTTGGTAAGTCATGCTGTTATTCATGTCTGCGCTAATATAATAAGCTGGTACGTTCATAAGGCGCGCTATCTCTGTTGCTAGATATTGGCTAGCCTCGTTGTACATCATATCTTTAGGACTAAAGCCAATATTTTGCACGTCTAGAGTGCTAGTTAAATATGCTGTAGATCGTGACGCACGTGCAGCTTTCCAGGCAGCTAGTAAACCGCTAATCTGTGCTTCAGGTAAATCAGCACCGCTATTTTTAATTACACAGGTAGCCATAGGTGTAGCAGCAGATACGCTAGCCGCTTTTTGTACATCTAGTGCGCTTTGTATTGTGCGAGCGCCAGTATCTAATACGCCAGGTAACAAAGATTGGAAAGTAACAATACTGCCGATACCGCTGTCAGGTGTTACTACGCCATTAACAGCGTAAGTATCTACTAACGTGCCGTCTTTATTCGTTGTAACTGTCACACGTGAGTTAGCAACCCACTCATAGCCGCTAGGTCTGCCATCATCTGCATACAAACTTGTAACGCGCCAATAAGCAACGCCGTAAAACAAAAGGCTATCTACTGTGTATGCAATAGTCACACTACGCGGCTGGCGTATGTCAGGTTGATCTAGCCATAGCGGAGACTCTAGCTGTTCGCCTGTAGATTTTTTATATAGCTTTAGATCAAGTGTAGATATAACGCCTTTGATTAAGTTAGAACAGCGCACAACACTAGGTACTTGTAGCGCAGTATTGCGATCTATAAAAGGTGCGCCGCTGCCTGTGCCATACAGGCCGCCAAAACTGTACACTCCTACGCCATAGCCTGCGTTCATTACAGGCGGCATTAACTCAGCTGTTACATCTTTTTTAGCTATGCCTAACGTCTGTAATAACCCCATAGCCAAGATTGTAGGTTATCCACAGGCAAAACGATACATTTAACTCTCGGCGTGTCTAACTGTAGACCTTTACCTCACCGACAGGTTGTGCTAGGACGTGCACGATCATGGCTAAGCCGATCGGTATATCTATTGCCCCGGCTGATCGGCGTCTGACCAATCTCCAGCTACTATCGTTAGTTTTTGCAGCGCAGTTTTGCATCTGTTGTATCAGCTGATCCTGACCTGAGTGCCGTATCCGATTATTAGTCAGGGCGTTATGAAAGTCCGAGCACGCAGTATAAAACGCCTGCCCTGATACATCCCGCGTTTGCACCCCTGCCATCTGTAGACGCTGTGCTATAGATGCTGTCGTGTACTTGTCATAACAAACTACGCGCGGGTAGTACATATCCGACCATTTTTTAATGCTAGCTGCTATGGCTAGCTCGTCTACCGCTACCTGGCTGCTGTATGTCTCTAGGACGGCTATGCCGATCTTGCCGTCCGGCAACACTTGGCCCATTGTAAGACTTGCATCCCTTTTGCTAGGGCTAACGTCAAAGGCAAAGACTGTAAGCGGCCCAGGTGACATTTTTAGCGTGTTATCGCTTGCATCCTCAACCGCGCCATGAGGCCAGGGACTTTGCAGGCTATCTATCCATTGCGATAAGGTTTCTGTCCTAAATTGCTCTACGCTTTGTGTAGTCAGAGCCTCAGCTATGGCCGCCTCTGTGATGAGTACGCCTAACGCCGGGTTAGCAGCGGCCCAGCCTTTTTTGTCTGTCAAAGCTGCAAACTGTGGCGCGCTGTACTCGTAATAGCCTAAAGACGCTGGTGGATGGCTCAGGCAGCGCTCGCGTAGATCGTTCAGCGTTGTACTAAAGGCATCCCCAGCGTTACTGCACAGTAGCGTCTGTGCGTTAGGTCGTGCGCGTGTGATCGGCATAGCGGCAGAATAAGCCAGCTCGTCAATCTCGCGTAGCTCATCTATAAATAAAAAATCTGCCGTAGCGCCTCGGCTAGAGTCTCTAGTAGCTGCCTTTACGTCTAATCTAGCGCCGGACTTTAGGACTATGGCCTCTGCGCCGTTTGTGTAGCGTATCTGTTTTAATTGTGATCGCAGCTCGGGTGTTTGCTCTATAGCGTCTATGATCTCGCGGAAAGTAGTTAGAGCCATAGCGCGAGCTGAGGACATAATGACGTGGTTACGCTCATTGAACAAAAACAAGCCAGCTAGTACACGCATCCGCGCCAGGTGACTCTTTCCATTTTGCCGAGCGCATAAAACTAGGTTTGTCTTGCGGATGAATTGCTTATTCTTGTCTATTGTCAGCATATCGGACAAGACGTAGCGCTGCCAGGGTAGCAAAGGCGCATTTATAAGCTCTGCTAGCTGCGCGACCTCATCTATCCGGCTTGGCCCTTTAAGCGGCGTGTTTTGCAGGCGCGGCTGGGTTGCCCCAGTTTTAGATCGTGGTGTTTTGCTAGCCATTAGTTGAGGTCTTGGCTTGGCTGGCCCTGGCATGGGCCTTGTACGACTTGTACGGCTGTTTTCGGGGAGAAAGAGTTTGAAAAGACAGGGGGGGTAGCCATCTTGGCTAAAAAAGACGCCTGTGACCTATTACCCTTACTTGTATTGCATCTCTTACAACAGGCCACAGCATTGTCAGCATTAACTACTAGCTCAGGTGCTGACGAGATCGGGATAACGTGATCTACCTGGGTAGCATCTTGCCCACAGTAGTAACAGATATAATTATCTCTGCGTAATATCTTGTCTCTGAAGGCGTACCTATAAGCACGCTGGATGCGTGGATCACCAGCTTTAGCCATTTAGTACCAGCCTTTCTTATGATGCTCTAATGCTAAGCAAGGTGTCTTATGCCTATGCTTAATATACTTAAGGCCTAACAGTATCTGCTTATAAGGGTCTTGCTCTGTCATCTTAAGCAGCTGAGGTATGCCATACGCTGAGGACTTAGGGTTATTGGCAGTAGGCGACCATCTGCTTTCCTTATGCCACAAAATGACCAGGCATCTGTACTGCTTATCATCTACTAACTGCATGTGAGCAAAGAGCTTATATAACTCTATAGATGGATTACTTGCATTAGCACTTACTGTCTGATTGTTAGTTAAAATCACTATTAACAGAGCTATAACGCTTTTATATAATATGTTTTTATATTTATTTATATCTTTATTTATATCTTTATAAAATACTATATATTTTAAGTATAACGATCTCATAGGCTTATATGTCAAGGATTGACCTCGGTGTGTTGTTTTGTCCACAGTTGCCTGTGGATAACTCTGTGGATAACTAAGCATCTATAATTACCTTTGTTTCTCCATTGTCAATATTAACAAAAGCTGACCAATACAAACATACAGAGCATAAACGCTCAAAGAACCTAGCCCACTCGCTACCCTGGTCATTAGGGATAACACCAGCTGTTTCAAAAGTCTGTGTACTTTTATTGCCACAGATACGGCATTTTGTGTTTTGCTGACCCCAGGGTTTCATAGATCGTTACCTTTGCCTAAGTTATTCATAGGTTGTTCAAGACTATATATCGTCATAACAGACCCCACATAGCCACCATGATCCGACCTCTAGCAGCTCTGACTCAGGCGTAAGACTCTCGCACCTGGTGCATTTAATCGTATCCTGGCTCATTGTGTAACCTCTGCGTGGCTTTCTAATAGGCACACGCTCATACAGCTACATTTAGTGCATTGTAGGACTTTGACGTTAGGCGGCAGGTTATCTGTCACTATGCGCTCTAGCTGATCTGTAACCCTTTTACATTTACGGCACTCAAAGCGGATCGGCTCGGTCATAGACTGGCCATTGTTCGCAGCTCGTTTTGTGGTATCCACCAGTTTGTTTGCGTTGCGTGCCGGTAACGCGGGTTACGTGCCTCTTTGACAGGTAGCCAGCCTTTTATGCAGTAATGCGGAGACTTGCCTACTACTAAAATAGCTCTATCTGTGATCCTATCCCACTCCTGGATAATCATTTTGCCATTATCGCGCGGCGTCCATTTAACCTCAAAATCATCTCCAACATCTGCTATGCGCTTACCTTTGTCTAAAGAGGGGTTAAACTCTTTACCTAAAGCCTTTGCCACAGCCCACTCACTACCTATGCTTTGTGCATCCTGGGCTATAAACTCATGGATATCTAGGCCTGACTGATCGGCAGTAAAGACACCATCTCGGCTAGTCCAGTAATCCGGGTTTTTAAGTGCTAAAGATATTGCCGCTATATGAGCTGCAAACTCCTCGTTTCTTGTAAGAGTGATCTCCACTAGCGGCACTCCTTACAAAACCACACCATAAGCTCTGCTGGATCGCTTTTAACATAGCCAGCCTTATCAAACTGTCGTATGCCTGAGCATCTATCGCACTTTTCCATCTTGTACGTGCTAACAGCTACGCCGTCCTTAAACATTGTAGCCATCATTGTTTTAATGTCTGTCAGCTCTACGTAATCGCTCATAGCTGAGGCTTCCATCCTGTACTTGTCTGCATATACCAAAATGGCGCGCATTGGTTTGCCTTAACCTTTTCGCTACAGCCGTAGACGCCCCAGGGTTTGCCGTTTTTCTCGCCTGATCGCCATATACGCGGCCCATGATTACAGCTAGGCACACCTGCCTCTGTTGCGCCCATAGTCTCCGCTAGTGTAGTTACAGCTTGTGCCAGGGTTGGAATAGCAGCAGCTGCCGGGTTTGTAGCCCAAAAATCGGTATTATCCGGCGCTGCATCTTTAGCAGATAGCATTTCTACCTTTTCCATATCCTGCTTTGTACTGCGAGCAATACCGCCTGGACTTAATAGGCCGATAACTCTGCCGTAGGCGCTTGTAACTGCGTTTTCTACCCAAAAATGCTGGTTCACGCCGCGATCTGATCGCACCTCATATGCATAATCTACAGCGCTAGGCACTAAGTCCTCGTACTCTCTGTAGGCCTCAGCCTTAATAAGTACATAACCTTTTGTTATATCTATATCCTCAATATATGCAATTAAACGCAGGCTAGGATACTCAGCTCTTATGCGGATAATGCGTGCGTTTACGTCCTCGTAACCCTCTAAAAAGTTACTCATTTTGTAAGCTCTACATCTCGTAGCGCCTTAGCAATATTGCGGCCTCTTACAAAGCCCTCGCCATGTCCATGCTTATAGCCGATTTGATAACCGATAACCACAAAGCTACACACTAGGCCAGCTAGTGTTAATGCTATTAAAAAGTCTAAACTGTTCATACTTAGCCCCTAACGTAAGGCCGAGTGTGCTTACTATCCGAGTTAGCCCACTCAGCGTTTGTAGTAATAGTATGAGGCTAGCCTCTGACAAAATACAAGTGCGACACGCTAGCGCGCTAATTTAGCCTCTATAAGCATCTCATAAATCTTATCTACCTTGACCTCTATGCGATCTACGCGGCCTCGCAGGTTATGGCCGCCGTTATTATCCGGCAGCAGCTCAGCCAGTATTGACTTAACAAGAAAGCGCAGAGTGGCATAGAGCGCAGACAGGATAGCCAGTAGGCCCACTACAAGTGCTACCCATGCCTGCGCGTCCATTTACTTAGCCCCTATGCCGATCTGCTTTTCATTAGGCGCTAGAGCCTTCATTAAAGGCCCTATAAGGCCTGCTATAAAAGCATTGGCCAAGACTTTGTAATCTGTAATCCCGCTGAGATATAAAGCTGCTACGCACGAGACAGCTGCGCGTAGATATGACAGGCCAGCGGCCGTAAGTTGCTCTTTCATTTATTGCCCCTTTTCTAGCCCTAGTTTTGTAATTAACTCTGCAACCTTTGCAGGGCTAAGACTTATCTCAAAGTGCATATCAT